TTTCATCTGTATCAAGGTAGATATAATCACACCAAAGGTCAAAAGTTGGTCCAACCGAGGCGGTTACTGCTTGTACCTCTTTATTGTTCGCGTTACTCAGGACATCGTCACCACCATCTACGATATTGTGTGCAAGATTAATTTTATCATCAAAAGTCATCTTAACTTTAACTTCGTGATATTGAAGAGCAATCAACGGCAAAGCGAGACCGGGATTACGACAAAACCAAAAATATAAAGGAATAAAAATGAGACCAGTAGCCGTGTCTACGTCTGCGTCGTGCTCTTTCAAACATGTCCAAGATCCGTTTTCGTTAGTGTATGTCGTCGCGCCGGAGGTTGAAACAACACCGCCATTACCCGACATAGTATTAAATAATGTTGATTTTACATCTTCGTCCGCAGCCGTCCAATTTTCGAAGGCACCACTCGGATTTAATTCAGTTAACTGGGAATATACAGAATGCCAGTGCGAATAATGTTTATCAATTTTTTGACCACCGATTTCTAATTCACATTCTTTAATTAAATTAGAACCATAATTAGGACATATATTAAGATAGTTATTCTGCGCGCCAGACTGGAATGTAACACTGTGTTCCAAATACATTCTGTAAACTAAATCACCATTACGCGAAATAGTCGCTGAAACCTCGCTACCGAAACCAGCGGTACCATTAAAAGTCTGCTTAATCGATTCCATCGAGAAGTTCGTATGCCGTCTATAGACAACCTTAAAGAAAGTAATCTGCGGGTTACCGGTTAAGTAAATATCCTGAGCGCCATAAGCTACAAGTTGCATTAATCCTCCTCCCATTATTTTATACCTTAGTTTAGAAAAAAAAATAAATTAAATAACTAACTTATTTAATCTTAAAAAAACATAATTGAATCACATTAAACATAATAAATATAACATAGTAAATATAACTTTTAATTAACTACTTAATTGGAGTACGCGAGACCACCCATACCAGACATGATACGTAAGACATTGTAGTTAACAGCGTAGCATTGATTGGCGGCGGAACCCGTAGTCCCTTCTAACTGGGCGTTATCGATGCGAGAGAAATTGCAGGTGCCAGATGGCTGATGCTCCTCCGGTTTGAGGGCGAAGGAGTAAACACCGATACTATCAGAGAACTTACCGGCTCCTGCGGCGGCCACCGCAGTTAAACCACCAGCACCCGAATGGTGTTCCCATATCTGAGTTCGGGTGAAATATCTGTAGTTTCGGGCAGCGAAACGGTCGTGACCATTGAGCTTAAGCTGATAAGTTGCCGCTGTATTAGTCCCAATATTAGTCAGGACATTTGAAGTTCCGGCGCATAATATTAATTCCTTAACGGGATGGTTGAAGTTAAGGTCACTCGAAGCACCAGCAACGGAAATATTCTGTTCCTGGACCTGCTCAATAAGGTATTCGTGGGAAACCTGGGCGAAACGGCGACGCTCATCGGTATCGAGGTAGATGTAATCGCACCAAAGAGTATTTCCGGATACCGAGGTGAAGCCAGTGCCAAAAGTATGATTAAGAATAACCTTAACTTCGTGGTATTGGAGAGCGATTAGAGGGAGAGCGAGACCAGGGTTACGGCAAAACCAGAACTGTAGCGGTGTCGTAAATCTCTTCACAGCTGCTTCGCCGAAGCATCCACCCATGCCAGACATATTCTGAAATAATGTACCCGTATCACCATCCCCACCCGCGTGACCAGACGGATTTATCTCATTTAAATGCGACCAGACATTCATCCATTTGCCGCTCTGCTTGTCGATTTTCTGACCACCAATTTCTAGCTCAACATCAGTGATGCTGGCAGCGGTAGGATTTTCCAAGGCTTTAGGGGTGCCCGCGATTTCTAAATACATTCTGTGAACTAAATCACCATTGCGAGAAATGGTTGCAGTGCATCTTCCGTCGGCGGGCCCCGTCCCTACACCCTCAGCACCATTCCAAGTCTGCTCGATTGCTTCCATCGAGAAGTTCGTATGCCTGCGATAGACAACCTTAAAGAAAGTAATTTGCGGATTACCGGTTAAGTAAATATCCTGAGCGCCATAAGCTACAAGTTGCATTAATCCTCCTCCCATTATTTTATACCTTAGATTAGAAAAAAATTTCAGAGAAATTAAACTAATCGAACTTTTTATATTTTCCCACATTAAGTTAAATTCCGTGAAATTTTTTTCTAATCTAAGGTATAAAATAATTATGGCGGAACTTGGATGCTTAAAAGATGGAAATTTTCAGAATTTACAAGTTGAGAATACGACTATTTTAGATACGGGTGATATTACTATAAGTGGGACCGCTAACACTGTGACTATCCCAGGAACAATAGCATTAGGAGCAGCAGGACTTGGTAAAATTGATGATGATAATAGATGGGGAATGTTTGGCATGACTTCTCAAAGTTTAGCAATAAATTTTGGAGCGGTAGGTGACGGAGCGGCAGGACCCACCACCGCGCTGATGGCCGTTCCCGTCACGCAATTAGTGCCGGTCGCCAGGTATATTGCAGCGTCTGAATATATTAAATCTTTGCAGGCCGCGGATTCTTCGATAACAGCCGCACAGGCAAGATTATTAATGGGTCTGGCTACTGCGGGCGCATCCACAGAGGTGGCCGTGGGGTCGGACGCCCTTGCGGGGACTTGGTGCGGAGCAGATGTATCTACAGTTGTATTGACGGGTGGTATTACCGAGGCGGTGGTTAGCGCAGCGTCTACATCAGATGTTCAAACTGCTGGCATGCAACAATTAGTATTATTTCACAATGTGACTCTGACACATGGACACAGTTTAACACTAACGACACACACCGACAGCGAATTACTGGAGGCGTGTGGAAAAATATACGTCTCGGATACCCCCGGTTCATCCGGTATTGCAGGTGTGGAACTTGAAACCGCGGCCGATGAGCCCACCACCGCCGACAACAGAATTATAATTACACCGACGGGGGTGGCATCCGGTGTGACTACTATTTTGCCTGGATCATTTTTATACTTTAATCGGACTTCCACAGCAGTCGACATTAATGCGGTTCATGGTGTATTACTTACATCTGGGGGGGTTGTTGCCGTCACTTTCGCCTAAATCGAATAAAGTTTAAATCTATTTAAAAAATTATTTCATATCATTAATAAAATATGGAATCTAACTCTGAATCAAAAAATATCATTCAAATGTTAAAGAATATCAAACAAATTATAGACGTCTCTAAACAAAGAGGATGTTGGAAAGATGAAGAATTAAAAGACATTGGAATCACTTATCATAATGTTTGTGAAATAGTAAGACAATTGCAGGGAGAAGATAAAGAAGTAGATGAATCCGTTGAAGTTCAGGAAGAAATGGAAGAAGTAGATTAAGATCATAAAGTTGATCAACTTAAGTTCTGTTTTTAAGATTTATTTTTATGTATCATTTTTAAATTATTTTTGTGATAATTTAAAGATTTTAAAAAGAATAAGAAAAAGAGATTATTTATTGATTAATTGATTAATTTACTTAATTGGAGTAAGCGAGACCACCCATACCCGACATAATACGGAGGACATTGTAGTTAACCGCCCAAACGGTAACTGTTCCCGTTCCAAGAATTCCAAAATTCATCTGAGCATTATCAATTCTCGAAAAGTTACAAGTTCCAGATGGCTGGTGTTCTTCCGGTTTTAATGCAAAGGAATAGCAGTAGATGTGTTTCGATGGAACTTTGTGTCCGGCTTGAATTGGCTGACAAGTTCTAAAGTAGCTAGCATTACGTTCTTTAAAACGGTCGTGACCATTAAGTTGGAGTTTCATTGTCGAGAATGACTCTACTGAATCTGCGCCATTAAACGTTGTATTCAAGGCTGTGCTGTTGCCAGCAGAGGGAACATAGCAAAAGTAATCATTTTTCTCTTGAGGGAAAGTTCCCACGTTAGTCGCCGGGCAACTATTAAGAGTTGCATCGGCGGCGGTCGCGGTTGTATCTTCCGCGAAACAGTTATCCCCTTGAACAGTCCAAATTAACTCTTTAACCGGATGATTAAAGTTCAATGCTAACTCTTTACTGGCAGTAGCACCGATACCCGTTTCACGCTGAACTTGCTCAATAAGATATTCGTGGGAAACCTGGGCGAATCTACGTCTTTCATCTGTATCTAAGTAAATATAATCACACCATAAATCAACTGTTGGGGCAGTAGTTTGGGTTGCGGATAGGATATCGGTAGAATTAACAAGGGCATTAACATTCCGTGTGGTTAATTTTAGTTTTACTTCATGATATTGAAGGGCAATTAGCGGTAAAGCGAGTCCAGGGTTCCGACAAAACCAGAATATTAAGGGAACATATAATCTCGTATTATCCATATTAGTCGGAGGCGCGACGAGGTCAGTTTGACTTTTCAAATAAGCATTTTTTGCCGCGTGCTTATTAAGGCCACTCCATTCGGATTCATCGTGGTCCGTTAATTCATTCCAGACATCTAACCACTGGGAATAATGACGGTCAATTCTCTGACCACCAATCTCAATTTCACATTCCTTAACAAAAGCGTGACCGGTATTATTCGTCCAATTCATGTAAGTTGCC